GTCTAGTGTTTTTTTGTATTTTCCTGTGTTGAACTTCATACTCGCCTCTCTTTCTTTGCTTGGTTGTTTATTTCTTCTACTTCAACATCAAAGTAGTCATCAGCATTTTGTTTGACTTCAATTATGGTTTGATTTTCAGCTTCCATTTCATTTTCAGCTTCAAAGGTTAAATCAAATCTTTTAATGTGTTCTACATCAGGTATTAATTTACATCTGTATTTTTTCATACTTGCCTTTCCTTTCTTGGTTATTCTTCTCCTAGTATTGAAACTTCATCACTACAATCATAACCCGACCCATTATGATACTCAACACAAGTTACCCAATAATTAGGGTCGCCATTATCTTTTTCTTGAATAACTCTAACAGGAGTATCATCTGGAAAATTACTTAATTGTTCAATCAGCATACCGACATTTAATTGTCCATGATTTTTTTTCATATCTATATGGCTAGGGTCAGTTTC